ACAACGATGATATTATTGTGGATGAGGTTGTCTATCAGACAGGACTATTGAATAGTGAGTTGAGTTCCATTATGAAACAATATGGGGTCACTGGTGAGATCTTTGCTGACTCTGCTGAACCGAAGTCCATCCAAGAGTTAAAACGATACGGACATCAAGTTAAATCAGTTGAGAAGGGGAAGGATAGTGTGAACTACGGAATACAGATATTACAACAGAAGAAGATGTTCGTAACACAGAGATCAGAGAATGTCCTAAATGAATTTCAAAAGTATATGTGGAAGAAAGATAGGAATGGTGGATACGATACAACCCCCATTGATGCTCACAACCACGCCTGTGATGCTTTAAGATATGTGGCTATGTCTAAATTGGGGGTAAGAAAAGAAGGATCAAGAAGACCGGTAATGGGCTTTATGAACGTATAAAAACATTTCCCTTGTGGAGATATTTATTTTAATATAAAGAATATGATACAGATTAGCGTACAAGTAGATGACGAAGAAGTTAAAGATTACCAATTTCCAAGTGATTGGTCGGAGGTTACAATAGAACAATTTAGTAATATATACTCAATTGACACGAATATCCATCAAGGAATGTTCTATTCATTTGAGTTAATCCACCAATTATCGGGTATTGATAGAGAGATTATAGAACAAATTGACTACGATGACTTCAAATCATTGATTAAATCATTGGATTTTGTTTACCAACCAATTGAAGAATTAAATAAAGAGTCAATCATTGTGGATGGGGAGGAGTATTTTCTCTATTCAGAGTTTAATAAATACACTGCTGGTGAGGTAATCTCAATTGAAACCATATTACAGTCAGCGAATGGTGATGTAAAAAAGGTGATGTCTAAATTACTATGTATCTTTTTACGTAAGAAGAAGGAGAATGGTAATTTAGAGAAGTACAATACGAAGTTTATGTCTCGTGAAGGGAAGTTTAAGAACATTAAGATCAGTGATATTAACCACATCTTCAGTTTTTTTTTAACTGGAAGGGATTTATCACTCAACAATACGATGGACTCTTCCAAAAACAACGAGAAGTAAAAACTGATAATGAAAGGTTCGCCAAGAAATTGGGGGATAAAAAGAAAATGGACGACCGGTATGTATGGTTGGAATTCATTTACACACTGATGGACAAATTAAACTTAAAGGAAGAAGAGGTATATAAAATGGCTTACGTACACTGTCTGAATTGGTTGGGATATTTTAAGAATAAAGAAGAATTAAAGAATAAAAACACATTATAATGGCTATAACAAATGTAATAACATTAAATCAGATAATTAAATGGTTCCAATTGTTCCAACAGAATAACTATTTTTTGAATGATTTCGGATTTGGGGAACCTTACGACATTGGAACATCCCGTCAAATGAATTTCCCCTATATGTGGGTGATGATGAATGAGGATAATACCATTGGTCAGGCAGCACATAATAAAACAGCAATACCTGAATTATCGTTTTCCATTATGTTTATGGATAAGATCAATATCCAAGAGAATTATTTGGATGTTAATGGTTTCCCATCAGACAACTCACAAGAGATTTTGAGTGATATGTTACAGGTTCTTCAGGATTTACTTACAGATGTGGCTCAAAACTGGCAACAATATGGGGTATTCATCTCACAAGATGTCACATTCTATCCTGCTGTTGATGAAACAACGGATAAAGCGACGGGGGTTGTAGCGAGAATTGTGTTAAAATTAAAACAAGTGAATTGTATTATACCTGAAAATCCTTACTTTGATACACCTACACCAACTCCTACACCAAGTATTACACCAACAGTAACTCCTACTCCAAGTATTACTCCTACACCTACTTCAACACAAACTTTATTTAGTGCTTTGGTTTATAGTGGAGATATAAATACTGTTTGTGTTTCAACTACTCAATTAACAGTATATTCATCACAACCAATACCAACGGTCAATCAAGGTCAAACATTATGGACTAATTCTTCTTTAACTAATCAATTTTTTGGATGGATTGTTTTATCACAATCATCAGGATCGCCAAAATATTACACAGCAAATGGAGGTTTACAAACTTTTGGAACTTGTTAAAATAAATTAAAATAAAATAATATGGGAATAAGAATAGTAAGAGATGGGGTGACCATCCACAACGACACAAAGACAGCACAGAAAGAACCTCAACCAATTCAACAAGAAATGGAAGATTTGATCTCACAAAAGAAATTATTGGAGAGAGATTTGAAGATAATGGATTTGGAAAGACAACTTAATTTGTTAAAAAAACAATTAAATAATGGCTAATCAAATGTTATTTTTTGATACTAAATTAGCCAATCAATTTGGTAAGGATTATGTGAAGATCCTCGTTACCCTATTGAGAAATAATACCATCCCATCAAGATCGGGTTTAAGGTCATATCCAAAGGTGGCGACAGGTAGGTTAATTAGATCAATCAATTATAGATTACAACCAACGGCTCAAGGTATTCAAGTTCAATTATTGAGTGAGGATTACTTAAAGTATGTTGATGAGGGGAGACGAGCGGGGGCGAAATACCCCCCAATCGGTCCATTGTTAAGATGGGCTAGAGTTAAGGGATTACCTGAAGGAGCAGCATATGGGGCTCAAAAGAATATTCATAAGTTTGGGATCAAACCAACCAATGTAATTAAGAAGACAATCAACATCATACAGACCTCAAGAAACGCCAATAGGATATATGAGGAGAGAATGGTTAACAACATCGTTAAAATGTTGGAGAATAATTACAAAGCAGCTCAAATTAAATTTGATAAAGGACAATAAAAACACTTGTCTATTTGGGATATTTAATTAAAAATATTCTATGGGTTTCTCAGCGATAACATTACCTCATCAATTTATGGCGGCTTATTCAGCCGTACCACTTAAGGTATTTGATACAGATTACGATCAGGTACAACAATATAAGTATATAATCAACGCTGTATATGATACTGTAAATGTAACATCAGCGGCTCCATATTCATATCAATCAACGATATATACAGAATTAACAACCTCAACCCCACATTCATTTGTGAGGGGGGATTCAATTTTTTTGAATGATCCTGCTTCAACCAATAATCAAACGGGTTATTACAACATAGTATTTGTTTCTTCAAGTACCAGTATTGTAATTGATCTATTTCCATCCATATTATTTACCTCATTCCCTGTTATAGTTTCAAAATTCTATAAATGGAAATTGACCCCTGACTTACAAGGGTATGGTAAATTGGATATGAGCAACGTATTAAAGGATCTGGTAAGTCAAAACCTAACAGGTCAATCTGTTAATTATGCTCTGACTTATGATGGTCCTAACACAAAAAAATGTTTTGGTATTGTAGCAGGTTCAGAAGGTCAATTTGTATTTGAATTTGAGGACAATATCTTTTTGGGAACAGTTGGATTCTACAATTCAAGTATCACTTCATTAGTAGGTATTCCATTCCAAGTGGGGGATGTAATTCAGATACAACAAAACCCTGTCGCTTGGGCTTACACGAGTATTTCAAACAATGGTGGGTTTGCTACATATAACTCATCACAATCACATTCATTTACGGGGGGACAACCATTACAAGTGGCGGGTCAAGTTGCTATTCCATACTATAATGGAAATACAAGTGTTAGACCATTACCAGCCCCTACCTTAACATCGTTATCAACATATCAAACATTTCAAGGGAACTCATCAACACCTGGATTTATCTATGGTATTCCAAAACCACAATATAACACCACAGCAACGATTACAGCGATCTATGTGGATCCAACTTATGGTGTAGTTATTAACACAAACGTTGCTTGGGCAGGTTCATCAGTTCCAATTTCAGGACAAATTAGATTTACGGGTAATGCATTACAACAGAACTTGAAGGAGTATGTTAATTATAGTGGGTTCTGTGTGTATAACGCACACATCAATAGACCTGATTACTCAATCACAGCATTTGATCCATATGTAATTCAGAACAGACCATTCAGTGGGAATAATATCTCCACCATTTTATCAGGAACGACTTGTTATAGAATTGAACCTTCAACAATAGGGTTCTTATTAGTTCATCAAAATACAGCTAATTTTGCTGATGGTATGTTCTAT